TGTCTTTGTCGTCATCAAATAGCTCCTGTTTTTTCTGCAGGTCAGTGAGATCCTGTAGCAGGGTTTCAAGGCCCTGAATTTTTCCTCTAATATATAAGATGTCCTCCCATTTGTCTACACTGTACACCAGAGCTTCTTTTAAACGTTCTACTGACTTATTTATTTGATTTCTTATGTATTTAAAGCTTTCGTAATCTATCATTCAATTACTTTTTTATCTCTCTTAATATGACCTAACACAGTGCCTTTATGCTCACCTTCTTTTAAGGTATATCCTGAAGTTCCATTACCGTTAATCTCTACTTCTTTACGGCTTCTTAATAAAATATTGTTTTTTTCTTGAATTTTTTTTGCAATAAAATTATTTGCAATTAGATCTTTTAATCTTTCTAACATTATCCATTCTCTTGCTCTTTTGGCTGTGGTTTATTAGCCATTGTTCGTGCAACTGATTCCGCGCTGCGTCCCACAACGTAACCTCCCAGACCAATCTGCAAAAGGGTCCATACGTCTCCTGGAAGAGTAATAGTTATAGAAGCTTTAAAAAAAAATAAGATTACCGGCCCTAAAACATAATTCCATATTAATATAAAAATTAATACGTACATTAATAATGGTCTCCAACTTGCTGAAAACCAACCAGCTTTTGCTTCAGCTTCAACTATCTTTGCTGCTGCTTGTAACTCTGCTGTATTAGACTGTAGTAACTGTGTTTGTAAATCTGCTTTTAATTTGGCTTGTAAATCTTTATCTGGTACAGATTTTTCAATTGTATTAAAAAGTATTTTAGCTAGTGGTGCAATTGCATTTAACATAGGTAACATTACTCCTCTTTATAAATATTTAAATAATTCATATATTTATCGTATAACTCTTTATTTTCTAACACATGTAGCTGTGAATTGCAATTAGTACATAATAAAGCCCTAACTTTACCACTTTTATGGTCATGATCTACTACTAATCCTTTTTTAAATTCATTAGCATGCCTTTTACAAATTTTACACTTGTATTCTTGTTCATGATGCATAGATAAGTAATCTTCATAAACAATTCCATATCTCTTTTTTATAAGAGATCTTTTTAATTGAAATTTTCTTCTTTCAGGATCCCTTTTAATATAATCACGTGAATATTTTTTAATTCTTTCTTTATTCTTTTGATAGTAACGTTGTTGTCTTATTCTACTTAATTCTTTAAGTCTAAATAAGTCTAATTCTTTACTTTTTTCTAACATTAAGTTTTTTTAATTTAGATTTTTTTAGTTTAAGTTTTTTTAACCTTAGTCCTTGAGAAGCAGGTCCTTTTAATGGTGGTGGGCCAAACCTTTTACCTATCACCTGAACCTCTAGGCTTATTCATTTTCATTGCTGTTGATTGCATTGATACAGCTAATCTTTGAGCTTGTAAATCTTTTTGTTGTTGTAATTTTTCTTCATCTAAATCTAATCTATCTTCAAATTGAGTTTGTTGTTGATCTAATTTTTCGTCATCATACTTAGCTCTTCTTTGAATATCCATTGCTTTTAAATCTAACTCTCTTTGTTTTAAAGCAACTAATGGATCTTGTTGAGAAGTTGCTGATTCTTCTTGAATAAGTGCTATTGTTAATTCATTAATTCTTTGTGCAACCAAAGCATCTGCTTCTATTCTAAAAGCATCTGGATTAGCTTGTTCCATTTCAGCATACTTAGGATCTTGCTTCATTGCAACATAAACTTCCATTGTAGCTTTCAAAGATATGTGTTCTGATATGTGTCCTTGAAACAAAGCGTACACAGGTGGATTAATTTGTACCATTCTGCTTTGCATAAACATTTTATGAGCCATAATATGTGCATCATGATCTTGTTCAGCAAAAGCTTTTGGTAATTTCATTTGTAATCCTTCCATATTTTCAATTGCTGGATCTTTTGGAGACGGTTTTTCTGGTCTCAATAAAATTTCATCGATATTTTTTGTCCCTAATGCTGAATAGACACGTCTATATGCTTCATAAACGTTATGAATTTGCGGATTTGTCTGTGCAATCTGCAATTGTGTCTGCGCAAGTGTAATTCTTTGTGACATTGAGAAAATATTTGGATCTGCAACTGGTAAAATATCTACTCTATCATCAAAATCTGTTACTTTTACTGTTCTCTCACCACCATAAACATCATACGGGTATACTGGAGGTAAGTATTCTGCAAAAACTCGTGATAAAATTTTAAATTCTTGCTTCATTGCGTAATAAATTCGTTTATGAATTGCTGACATCACTCTTGCGCCACGTTCTAGTAATGCAATAGTTGTTCCAACTGCTGCTCCTTGATTACCATCACCCACTTGCATGCTTGCAATACCCGCGAAACGCTGACCAGCTTCAACACAGAAGCCCATTAATTGATACAACGTAGCGCTTGGTTCTTTAAAAGGTAATAATTGAAATTGATCTCTAATATTTCCTCCTGGTGCATCCACGTCTCTGAATTCACCTGGTTGAATTGGCTGTTCATCGTCTCTAATTCTCATTCCTCTAGATTTAAATCCAGCAGGTAAGTTAGCTAAAGTTCCTGCATCTAATAATTGTCTTAGTGCAGCAGTTGCTGCAGTGGATAAACCACCTATCATATGAATTAAACCAAAACCATAAAAACCTAGTCCTGGTAAAAATTTATAATGCACAAAATAATTTATCTTTCTAGCTTTAGGATCTTCTTTTCTATAATTTCTGTATATAGATAAAATCTCTTGTGAAGTTTCATCTATTGTAACTATGTATGGTATTTTTACATTGTCTTCATCTTCAATATCTAAATCAACATGCATCTCTAAAACAGAATAAGTATCTTCAGACTCTGCTCCTTTAGAAACACCTTCTAGTTCGTTATATTTTTTCTTGATATCAGATGTATTATCTTGTGGTTGGTTTAATTCTATGTCTCTGTAAAAACCAGCCACTTGTTTTTTCTTAATTTCGTTCTCAGTCATTCTAATGACATGAGTAATTCTTTCGCAGTCTCTTATATCAGTTGCATAGTAAGGTATTACTAAATCTTCAGCTGGTATAAATTTAGAAACAGCTCTTTCTAATACTTCATCGTAGTATATTTTTTTAAATGCAGATCCAGCTAATGGTAAATAAAATAATAATTGATCAAACTCTGGAGTATACTCATCCATTCTTTCCATTAACATATAGTTCATAAAATCAGCTACTCTACTTGCTTGATCTTCTCTTTCTTGATTTTGAATACCAATGATTTGAGTTCTTACTGGTCCTTCGGATGGTAATAATTCTTTGTAAGCTTGCGCTTGAAATTGTGTTACAGCTTCAGCAAGTAATGGATGTGTTACTCCTGATGCTCCTTGAAATGGTCTTGTTTGTAATGTGTATTTAAATCCTAATAAATCTAAGCCTTTAGTATAACTCTGTTCCCAATCTTCTCTTGTTAGTTTATCATTTTTAAAATCAGAAATTAATTGATTAGCAAGATCTTGAAGATCTCTTTCATCCATGTCTTCTGCAATATTTTTATTAAAATCGTCTTCTACTTGTTCTTCAACAGCTGGTTCTTCTCCCTCAACAATTACATCTACTGGATCTATATTTGTCGTTCCTTTGGAAGTATCAGTTATTGCTAAATCTTCTGCTTCAGATCCTAATTGTGTGTCATCAATAGCCATAATTTATCTAGTTTATCAAATAAGTTTATTAATATAAAGGTGTCTTAAATATATCTTCTATTAAACCACCTTCATGTTTATACAATTTCATAGGTTTATTCAACATATCAGGAACTATCTTAAGTGCAAACATTAAATCGTATAATTCAGGATTATCTTTATCTATATATACTATTTTTCCACCATTTCTTTCTACGTAATCTTTTGCCGCTTCATCTGTTGCAAATGCTGCTTTATGATGAGTGTTTTTAAATGTTTCTAATAGTTTTTGTGGAACTCTTCCAGTAGGATCCCTTGCTCTATCATATCTATTTACTTCTATATTTTCTAGAATTTTATATGGTTTATTAGGATTTGATTTACTTACTTGCATTGTTTTAACTTCTGAGTTGTATTGTTTTGCTAATTTTCTCATAAGTTCAGCTGTAATAGATTCTCCTTGTTTACCAACTCCTTTACCGTTTGCATATCCATAAACTAATTCATTTCCTGGTACAGCTCCATTTTGTCTAGTTATTAAATTTACTGGAACCACTGAAACCCATTGATGAGGACCGTCTTCTGCACTTTTTTTAATAATAGTTTTTAAAGCAAAATCTGTGTATTGTTTTGTATCAAACATTGGAAG